AAAAAAACCGACACATACCACACCCTCGAACGATTAATCGAGCACATGACTGCGCCGATTTCGTGGGCGCCTGGGCTGAAGCTCAAAGCGTCCGGCTGGTGTGGGTGGTTCTACCGCAAGGATTAAAGCGGTATTACCTTGAGGTTATTTTAATATTAAAAAGATAGTTAAATAACATCATTCAAATAGCGTTATTCAAAGGATTGATATGCGCACTACTATTCGCGAGTCTTCTATCGAGAAGACCATCGTCGCGCGGGCGAAAGCCCGTGGGTGGTGGTCATGTAAGTTCACCTCTCCGGCGATGGCCGGAGTACCCGACCGCATGTTTATCCGTGACGGTCGGGTCGTCTACATCGAAATCAAACGCCCCGGCAATAAACCAACCCCTCTACAGGCGAAACGCATGGCCGATATGCGCACACATGGAGCGGAGGTCCACTGGGTCGATTCGGTGGAGGCGGCTGATGCGATCTTACAGTGAGTTCATGGCCTGGCACTCCCGCCGAAAGGCCGGGGTGCAGCTCTATCGCGATCAGATGCACGAGTACCAGCTCACCGCCTACGATTTCATCCGACGTAACTCATTCTGCGCGCTGTTTATCGACCTCGGCATGGGGAAGACCGTCACATCCGGTACGCTGGCCGTAGACCTCCTCGCAACTGGAGAGGCGAAACGCGTACTTATCATCGCCCCGCTGCGCGTGGCTAATAAGACGTGGCCGGACGAGCTGGATATTTGGGATCACTTCGCATATTGGGACTACTCCGTTGTCACCGGCGAAAAGGCCAAGCGCGAAAGTGCCGCCCGCAGCCGCGCGCGTATCCACATCACGAACCGCGAGAATATCGAGTGGCTCGTCAATTTTTGGGGGCGGGACTGGCCTTACGACACCGTCATTATCGACGAGTCGAGCGCTTTCAAAGACCATAAAACGGTGCGATTTAAAAAACTCCGCTCTGTTCGTCCGCGTATCAAGCGCATGGTGCAACTGACCGCTACACCCGCGGCAGAGTCCTACATCCACCTCTTCGCGCAAATTTACTTACTCGACGAGGGGAAGCGCCTCGGAAAAAGCATTACTGCCTATAAACGGAAGTATTTCGACGAGAACATTTACACCCGAGAGATCAAGCTGAAGGAGGGGGCAAAAGAGCAGATCGAGGCCGCTATTTCCGACCTGGTGCTGGTCATGCGCGCGGAAGATTATCTCGACCTCGAAAAGCCCCGCATGTTGCGGAACTTTGTCACTCTGCCTGATGCGCTTTACGAGCAATACAAGACGCTGGAGCGCAATAGCATTATCACAGTAAACGGGGTGGATATCGTCGCAGATAACGCCGCAGCGCTCGCCGGAAAGCTCCTGCAGTTCTCCTCCGGCGTCCTGTACGAAGCTCGCGAGAAGATCGTCGGGGAAGAAGTAAAGCTGGAGCGCGTCGTCCACCCTATGCACGAGCTGAAGATGGAGCAGCTGACCCAAATCGCCGAGGAGGCGCAGGGCGAGCCGCTCCTGGTCGTGTATCACTTCAACACTAGCCGCGACCGCCTCCTGAAGCAGTTCCCCCAGGCGAAGGCGATGGACAAAGCGGGCAATCTGATCGCCGCCTGGAACAAAGGCCAGCTCCCGATGCTGTTAGTACACCCACAATCCGCCGGACACGGGTTAAACCTGCAGCGTGGTGGGCGCCGAATTGTCTTCTTTGACCTCCCCTGGTCACTGGAGCTTTACCAGCAGGTAATCGGTCGCCTGGCGCGCCAGGGGCAGACTAAAACCGTGTTCGTTCATCACATCATCGTTAAAAACAGTATCGACGAGGACGTCTACCGCGCGCTGCAGGTGAAAGCCAGTGTGCAAGACGCCCTGTTCGAAGCCCTGAAGGTCATTCAGGCGAAGCGTGACACTAAGTTCGCCGACCTCGATGCACGAGCTTTCGCTCGGCAGGTTGAAGCGTGGGGCTATCACGAAGAGGAGGAGGCCGCGTGAGTACACCAACCAAAACACACGCCCAGCGCGCAGGTACGGAAGACCTGAAGGTGCTTTATGAGGGTGCCAACGTCTCCCAGCTCGAAAAGCTGTTTGAGCGGGACAAGCGAACGATAAACCAGGCCCTCGCTACGGTAGAGCCGGACGGCATGAGAAACAATGTTCCTGTATGGCGTATCTCAACCGCAGCGCAGTACCTCGTGCGGCCATCGTACGACGTGGAACACAAGCTCCGCCGCATGAATCCGCGCGACCTCCCGCCGATGCTGCAGAAGGAGTTTTGGGACGCAATGTCCCGGCGTATGAAGTTCCTGGAAGAGGCGGGGGATTTATGGCGATCGGACCACGTTATTTCGCTGATGTCCGAGGCATTCCAGACGTTCAAAATGGAATGCCGCCTCACCGCTGATGCTGTCGCTCAAAACGTGGAATTGAGCCAACGCCAGCGGGAGATCGTGTCCGGGCTAATTGACGGGATGATGGAAAACATCCGTCGAGGCCTGGTAGAGCAGTTTGGAGAGTACGAACAAGGGAATTACGCTGATGAAGTCAAGGAAGAGATCTCATTCGACACAATATTCAAACCTGGGGACGATCCTGCTTGAGCAGACAGAAATCCTTCGCCCGCCGGAGCGTCTGACGGTAACACAAGCCGCCGAAAAATATCGTTGGCTGAATAACCCCGGCGCGTACGTTGGTCCTTATAAAATATCGACCACGATGTACATGGAAGAACCACAGGACACGTTTACCAGCCCGTTGTATAGCGGGCTTGTGTTCGTGGGTCCCGCGCAGTCCTCAAAGACCGAGTCACTCCTTCTCAACACGCTGACGTACGCGGTCAAAGTAGACCCGATGGATATGATCATCTACTCACCGACGGGGGCGAACGCGCGCGACTTCTCGCTTCGTCGTGTAGACCGTTTGCACCTCCACAGCAAGGCAGTAGGAGAGATGCTGGGGAAAAGCAGGGACGCCGACAACACGTTCGACAAACACTATTCCAACGGAATGATTTTAACCCTCGCCTGGCCGTCCGTGGCCGAGTTTGCGGGTAAACCTGTCCCTCGGGTATTGCTGACCGACTACGACCGCATGGACGACGATATAGGCGGCGATGGTAGCCCGTTCGACCTGGCCTCGAAGCGTACAACCACGTTTAAGTCGAACGCGATGGCCGTCGCCGAGTCTTCGCCGTCAAAGCCGCTGGAAGATCCGCGCTGGGTTCCGAGCACCCCGCACGAAGCGCCGCCCGCAAAGGGGATTCTCGGCCTCTACAACCGCGGCGACCGTCGTCGCTGGCAATGGCCGTGCCTTCATTGCTGGACGTGGTTCGAAGGCGAATGGGCGCATATGGTATGGGACGACTCGCTCCCGACCGTCGTCGAGAAGGCCGAAACTGCCCGTATGATCTGCCCGCATTGCGGTACGCTAATCCACCCCGACGAACGCGAAGAAATGCAGATGTGGGGGCGCTGGGTTCCGGAGGGGATGGTGTGTATCGACGGCAAACTGAAAGGGTCGCCGGTGAGGACGCAGATCGCATCTTTCTGGCTGAAGGGTGTGGCCGCCGCCTTCGTGACGTGGAAAAAGCTCGTTATGACGTATCTCGATGCGCTGGGCGAGTACGAACGCACCCGCTCCGAAGAGGCGCTGGCGAAGTTCTTCAACACCGACTTAGGCGAGGTATACCGACCGAAAGCGATGGAAACAACCCGTACGCCGGAAGACCTGAAAGCCGTCGCAAACCACGCGCCGGAGAAGATGGTTCCGCACGGTGTCCGCTTCCTTGTGGCGACTATCGACGTTCAGAAAAACCGCTGGGTGGTACAGGTGTTCGGGATCGCGCCGGGGATGCCATTCGATATTCACGTCGTAGACCGTTTCGAAATCATCAAATCGAAGCGCCTCGATGCCGAGGGGGAGCGCTATTGGGTCAAGCCCGAAACCTATCTGGAGGATTGGGACTTAATTACCGAGCAGGTCCTGGAGAAAACTTACCCGCTGGCCGACGAGTCG